CTCAGCTCGCGTTCGTAGTCCCGCTCGCGCTCGGCTTGCCTAAGTTTTCCTGTCAGTTTGTCGATTCGCTCCTGGACCGCATCTTTGCGGACAGGCTTTTCGCTGGTATCGACAGCGCCGGGCGATGATTCCGGTTTCGCATTGGCATCAGCCGTTGCGTTTGCATCGGGTGCAGGCGTCTCTACGACGGCCTGGGTGGTCGTATCAGTCATGTGGATCTCGGGAAGCACCGGGAACCGCCCGGAGTCGGAATCGAATTACTTTTTGGTTGGCTTCGGCTTGTTCGCCTTCGCCTGACTCATCTGCTGCTTATGCTGTGCCTGCATGTTCTGCACAGACATCTGCGTAGCCTGTTTCTCCAGCTGATGCGAGCCGTCCTTGACGGTTTCCTGCACATCGCGATGCTGGGTTTCGAGCTGATGAGAACCATCGGTCACAGCGTCCTGCACATCGCGCGCCTTGTGGCCGAGCTCGTTTGCGGCTCGCTCGTGCTCCAGATCGGAATGATGCGCCTCACGCTCAAGCGCATTTGCCGCCTCAACCTGCGCAATCTTGATCTTGAGCAGCGCGTTCTCGACTTCCTTGGCCAAGAGGGCACGGTCATTGACGAGTGCGTCCTGGGCAGACTTCAGTTGAAGCTCAGCGCCCTTGAGATTGGCTTGTGCAAGCTGTGCCGCGGCTTTGTCGCCCGCAGCCTTGGCCATTTCTTGCTGTAGCTCCTGCTGCGCGGCCTGTACCAACTGCCCATGCTGCTCGACTTGCTGCTGTGCCTGTTGCACTTGAGCCATCGCGGCTGTGACTTCAGGCGGCAAATCCTTGCCCTCGGTAAGCTTCGCCTGGATCGGCGGTGGCAACAGCAGCTGTCGACGCTCGGCAATCTCCTGCGCATACGGCATGTCCATCGCCTTGTAGACGAGATCGCCGGCCGACATCATCAAGCCCTCATCCATGCCGGCCATCTGCGTGTAAGCCTCTGCAGCCTCCATACGACGCGTTGCATATGACGGGCCAATCGTAATCGCGGTATCGAACCGGCCGCGGCTCAGGTCATTGATGACTTTGCCCGTTATCGGATCGCGCTTGTTGACGGTCTCATAGCTCTCCTTGCCATCGACGCCGAGGATGCGAATCGTAGCCTCGGTGTCATAAACCTTGGGGAATAGGTCAACCAGGATCTCCCAGGTGCGCTTGACACCCTTGCCCATGTTGTCCTGGTAGTTGAAATTGGCAATCTCGCCCTGCGCTTTGCGTGCGTTGATTGCCTTGCCGCTGGTCTCATTTCCCTGAGCGCCAAGCGATGCATCATAGACACCTGTCACAGCCTTGATGTCGTCGCTTGCGATCTGCATCTCTTGCACGAGCGCAGCCGGAATATTTGGTCCGCCCTGACGCACCGGCGGACCGGGGGCATTTGCATCCGGGTTGTACAAGTTGAACGGATAGTTCTTCTTGTGCGACTCAGCGTAATGGCTCTCAAGTCCGGCCAGCTGCTTCGGCGTGATCCAAGGCTTGTCCTGCGGCGCGAGTGCTACGGCTTCAATCGCGCTGGTCCGCGAGTAGTTGTAAGCGCGCTGTGGGTCTTTGCCGGCGCGAGTGATGCCATTCCAGTAGACCTTGCCGTCGATGACGACATACTCACCGTAGACCATGACCCATGGATGCTGGCTGCCTGCCCACTCTACTGGACCTTCAAGAATTGCATCGCCGGAGACAATGCACATCATGATCTTGTGGCATCGCTGCTTGCGCGACTTGACGATGGTTACACCCTGAGGCGGTGTGACTTCCTGGCCATCCTCATCAAACGCATCAATGACCGAGCCGTCAGAGAGCAAGTGAATCGTTTTCTCATACGGTTCCTTGTACCAATACTCACCGATGCGGACTTGATCGTCGCCTTCCCAGTCATCCTCATCATCAAACTCGCAATCGTCCAGGCTGATCTTCTCTGCCTTCGGCCAGCGCTGATCGAATGACGACTTAGAGATCTTGTCGGTGTACCACCAATCTTCTGCGTCTCGCTTCAGCAGATCTTTCGCTGCGGGGTCGCAGTACAGACAAAATGGGTTCAGTAGCGGGTTGATATCGATGACTTGACTGAACGAATCCTCGGCATATTCAAGCGTGACTCGCCATGCGCCCATGCCTGCGCCGACCTGATATTCAGCAGCATAGTCCGTGACGGTGTCGAAGTCGGCATTCGCAATGATGTTGCGGATACCACCTTCCAGAATATCAGCCGTTTTTACATCACCATCCTCAGCGGCGCGCACCTTGCCCATAGGCCGGTTCTCACGCATCTGGTTGATCACTGATTTGGCCGAGATGTTGAGCTTGTTGAACTCGTACATCGGCCGGTCATCGCCACGCTCACGCTTAGTGATCGCATCCCATTGGCTGCCCGGGACGCGCAGAAACTTCATGTCATCGATCGCGAGCTTTCGGTTATCGCGATCGAACTCCATCATGGCCTTCGAGCGTTTGCGGATTCTGACCAACAAGTCCTTGTCGGCTTTCTTTTCCGCTCGTGTCTTTGCCACTTTTATCCGCGCCTGAATGCCTTATAGGGATCAACTACTGCGTGCGAATCGTTGCTCAATTGGTCAGCCACGATAGCGAGGTATCGCGTACCGTCCGATCCGTTCGAACTATCATCATGGAGCGGCGTTGATGCCTGCCCCTCGGTATTCACACGCCTGCGATAGCGCCCTAGCCGATTCACGAGCTCGGACGCATGGGTCTTGTCGATATAGAAACGGGGGAACACTTCGCGTGTCTTGCGAATGCCCTGCTCGATGCCGATGTCAGGAACGATCTCGACATCCCAACCAAGCGCTCTGAATTGCTCTTCGGCGCTTGCACCTGTGACGTGCTTGGCCTTGCCGTCGTGAGGCAGATACAACTTGCCCCAGTTGAGCTTCAGGTCGATCAGCTCCTGGTGATAACTCGGGATATAACGCATCCGATCTTCTATGTATCGAATGATGCGAATCTCCGAGCCCAGTCGTTGCACCAGCAGCAGCGCCATGAAGTCGTTGAAGCCGAGGTCCGTGATGACGTGGACCTTGAGCATCGGGTCGTACGGCAGATTGCACAGCCGACCACTGCTCTTGAGCTTCGAGACTTCGTTGTAGTAGATCGCGCCTTCGACCGCCGGTCGGCACTCGCCCTCGTAGATGTGCGCGTAGTCCTCAGGAGACTCGCGTTTCATCTTCTCGCGGGCCGCATCCAGCACCGTCGAGCGCCATGGGTTGTCCTGCCAGTTCATCTTAGTAACGATGGAACTGGGCTGATCCGTCAAGACAAAGCGCTTGTAGGTTTCGTCAGTGTCCATGTCTGGGTTGAAGCTCACCCAGATCTCAGAGCCCGGCGCTCGGATCGTCGGCTCGAGCAAATCCCATGAGCGCTTGCTGATGGTCTGGGCTTCCTCAACCCAGCAGATTGTCGTGCCCTCAAACGACTTAATCGAAGTCGCCGTCTGACCGCTCAGCCCGTGAAAGCTGATCTGCGTGCCGTTCGCGCCCTTGATGTAGTTCTGCTGAACCTCGTAGAAGTCGCCGAGCCCTAGCGTACCAACCAAGTCCTTGAGCAGTTGGTGAACCGACTCGGAAATCGATTTCTGGATCTCGCGAGTACAAAGGATGCGCTCCGGCTTCGCTCTGCCTCTCGCTAGCAGCATCCTGGCGATCGAATGCGATTTGGCGCTATCTCGACCGCCGTATAGAACTTTGAACCGTGCTGGAGGAACTAAGGTCTCTGTCGCTTTCCGCGGCAGATCAACTATTAGCTGCATCCACGGCTCGGATGATGATTTCCTTCACCGTGATCGGATTGTCATCGTCATCGCCGCCCACCACAGGCTGCGGAGCTTTGCCGTCAACGCGATCGATGAGTTCCTTGACAGCCCAAGCTTCGCCAACCTCGGCAAGCGAGAGCAGTTTCTCTACGACTGTGTCTAAGCGCTTTGGATTTTGTGTAAGGGCACGCTTGAGCGCTGAATTGAATAGTCGCTTGGACTTTGCAGCGTTTTGATTGCCCTCGGGCGCTCCAGCCATTGAAATCAATTCCAATTGTTTGAAAAAACTAATCGTTTGTAATGCCAGCCAAGTCGCGCACCCAATACTCAATCTCGTCGGTCCGTTGAGTGGGTGTGCCTGCGTCTGCCTGGACTGTCACAACCCGACGCTCGAATTTCCGAGTGCGCCTAGGTTGGCTGTACAAGTCGTTATCTGAGGCAGTGACGGAGATGTCGACGGTCGCTGCCGGATCCAATGAGGTCCAGTCCCGCACGAGGCGATCGTTGGATAAATCGCGAATGAGGTATCGTGCGGTAGACGGAGGAACCAGATCACCCGTCTCATTGAAGAAGCGAGCCCGTACCGTCATGGCACTGGACTCGTTGACGTACGTGGTCACTACGCAGCCGCGACTGTAACAGTGGCGGTCAGCTGCCACGACTGGGTGTTCGTCTTCGTGCCGAGCGACTCGACCTTTCGACTGAACATCGTTCCCGCGGCTGACGCATTGAAGACCGCCCATTCCTGCCAGGCGAAGTTGGCCTCGCTGGTCCCGAACAGGCTGCGGAATGTCAGAGCGCCGCTCGAGCGCGTCGGGTACCCAGACTCCATGGCCTTGCGCAGCTTGTTGGTAGCGGCCTGTAGGTCGGTCTGGGCTGCGGCAAATGCAGTCGAGCTGTCGCCGACGCCGAGGTGAGCGTTCGAGCTGTTGAGGAACGTCGCACTGTCATTCATCAAACAGATGGCGGCAAGGACTGCGCCAGCATTGGTAATTGCCATCAGCCAACTCCTTCAAGGATTTCAACCGGGGCTTGCCCGGCTTGCCCGGTGTAATCGCCGTCGAATTTCTCTAAGCGGTAGTGAATGTTGATCTTCAACTTGAGTGCGTCTGCATCGCCTTGAGTACGGATCGGGTGTATCTGATACAAGCCCTGCCTGATGATGTCGGGCTCGTCGATCGCGATTGCGTCCTGGGCCGAGCCCATGTCGGGATAAATGCCCAGCGGCGTCTTATCCGGCTTCAACGCGACATAACCGATCACAGAATCTCCAACTCAATGTAGGGCCGGCTGATCGACAGCCCAATGCGCTTGATTCGACGCACTTCAGTGACGCTTGCCGTGTCAATCACCGACAGCAGTGCGCTATCCGCCACCGAGATCGCATTGACGCCGGCAAATACGTTGAGCAGCACCGACTCATCGATCGTCAGCGATGCCGTATCCGAGACCGTCACCTGCTCCGTACTAACCGCAACGGATGACGATTCCGTGAGCGTGAGTGACGCCGTATCTGTAATCGCGACGGATACCGCGATCGACGAGACTTCACTGACCGAGAGCGAGGCCGTGTCGCTCGCCGTCTTGAGCGTTACGCCGCTCTGGACAAGGCTGATTGTCTCTGAGAGAGACAGGCTGGCGGTGTCAGTGACCGCCTGGAAGTTGAATAACTGTGATGACTCAGTAAGCGACAGCCGCACGGTGTCGCTGGTCGCAATCTCGTTGCTGTCGACCGGGCTTTCAGTCGCCGACAAGCTGGCGGTATCGCTGACGGACAGCGCTGCTGTCGTCTCTTCCGTCTTTCCCGTGAAGTTGCTATGGGGAAAAGTCGATAGACCACCCGAGCCAAGCTGCGTGAATTGCTGGGTGAATGGCCTCGGTACGGTCTGATATTCAGAATCGTAGAACGGTGCGCCGACCGATAGGCCACCGAGGCCCAGTACGGTTATCGCACCGGCTAGAGACGGCATCAGACGATGGTAAATGTCGTGCCATTAGGCACAGCTTCGGTCAGCGTTGAGAACGTGAAGCGCCCGCGACCACCCGTCAGCGCATAGTCGGTGATCAGCGTCGCCTGGCCAAGCAGGGCGCCCGAAGTAAACACGATGGCCCGACCGTTGAAGTGATCAGCCGTCGCCTCGGTGATCGTCGTATCCATGATCGAGCTCGTGGCCGTGAACCCTGTGTTATCCGAGGTGCCAGTCACATAGCCCAAGCACGCCGCGGCGAAGTTGGTGATGGGCGTTGTTGAGCCGTTGGCTTGCACGATGCTCACATCGAGTACATCAGTGCCGAGCACAAACGAGTCATAGACGTTTGCCGGGACCACGAGATACTGCTCAAACACAGGTAGCGCGCCAGATTCGTTCACATGGATCTGAAGCGGTCCGATGGTGCCGGTATCAGTTGTATTCAAAGGCACACCGTACCAACCGCCGGTATCATGAGTCGCCGAGCTCGTGTCGTTCTTCTGGGCGCCCGCACCGAAGTTCTTGAACAGGATGATGTCCGACTGCGACAGTGTCAGCGCAGTCTCTGCTGTCACACCATCTGTCGCATCAAGAAATGGACCGAGCTTGATGGTCACGGCCGTACTTTGTTTCAGAAGCTTCATTTATGCGGCCCTTCTGCGCCGTGAGTAAACGTTCTGGAATCGCGGAATGCCGCTCGCGCCGCTGCTCGTCTCCAGGTACAGCGATAGCCGCTGGGTATTGCCATCACCAGATGTGCCAACAGTGTCCAGGTCAGCAACTTGATCCGGCCAAGTAGCATTGGTGCCATCGAAGAACCACGATTCATAGAGCGATGAGTTGGCGGATACTGCGTCGTAGGCGATCTCGACGGTGTTACCACCGCCAGCAATGCCATCCGAGAAGATGGTCAACCAGTATGAGCCTGCAGATATGGAGCTGGTAAGCGTGTAATCGTGCCAACTTCCGCCGGTATCGGTGAACCCAGCGAGCACATCCGACATGTAGGCACGCGTACCGTCAGCGTAGTTGTATAGCGTTGCACGCGTGCCATTGGTCGCCGTTCCAACGCTGCGGATATATGCCCGGATGCGCAGTGCCGTTTCTGTGCTGGCTAGCGTGATTGCGACACCTCGACGCCGGTTCTCGAACTGAATCCACGAGGCACCAACCGAGCTATAACCGTAGATGGCCATGTCAGTTCACAAACCCCGAGCGCGGCCCCAACCAGCCGTTGTAATTACGCGCGACGGTGAAGTACCCGCCGATGTCGAAGTAGTTTCCTGAGCCAGCCGGCAGCGCCACATTGAACTGGCCGCAACCGAACTGCTGGACGCTATCGAGAAACTGCCCAAGCGCCATGAAATTTTTGTAG